TCTAGTGTGTTTAGCTTACGACCTGTTGCTCCCTGAAACTTAGCGATAACAAACTTAAACAACTCATGTAAAGGTTCTGGTCCACTAGCCCTACCGCCGAACGTCTTTAGTCTAGCACCTGCTGGTCTAACCTTGCTTGTATCCCACCGGGGTATCTCACCAGAGTACAACAAAGCAATGACCTGACGTAGTGACTTAGCCCAACCTTCCTTGCTATCAGGTACAACGATAGTTGTTTCAGAGTCGAACAACTGGTCAGGTATCTCAGGTAACTTGTCAACGTACTTATGTTCAACACTAAACCCTACACCAGTACCACATAGTAGTATGTACATAGCCTCATCAAATGCTTTGGGATCATCGACAGGCATATAGCTACAGTTGTATCCTGCTGTGTTGTCCCTATCGAGTGCCTTACCTGCAGCCATGATAGCTCTCATTGAAGGCACAACCTCTAGGTTCTTGATAGCTTCACGCAACTCTGAGTCTGTCTCCATTGGAATAACATGGTTATGCTTAGTCTCCAGATGGTTCTTCATAAAGTCCATGTATCTATCAACTGTTTCAAACCAGTTCTCTCTACGTCCTTCGTCCTGCACGAATCTGCAGTACCTGCTCTTCGCAATATACTCTTGATAAAAATCCATTAGTCTATTTCCTTTATTAGTTTATCATAGTTATCTTCTACTACGTCTTCAAATCTATCTAGTATGTCAGACGAGGTGAGGTCTAATAGTTCTATTATATCAACCTCATCTAACACACTAAGTTTTTCTATGAGTTCAGCAAGCGTCAGTGTTATCACGTTCAGTCTCCAAGTCCTCATTAGTCATGACAACTAATGCTGCGTACCCACCTATGTCATGCCATGAATCATTGAGATAGTAGTTACCGTTAAGTATCCTAGCCATCTTGTTAGCAATCATGTCCAGGCTTTCTCTCATATAAGTAGGCATAGCCTTATAATTAGGAGAGTCTTTGATTATTGACTTTATGTTTTGAGATATGTCACTCACAACACGGTACTGTCCATACTGTCCTTCTCTTGTTGATAATGTCTCATTAATTTCCATATTGGTTCCTTAAATAAGTTATAGATACAGGCATCTCGTCAAAGCTACCGTTGTTTACTTCATTAAACATCCATACACCAGACCAGCTACCATTAGTCTGAGGATTAAGATATTCCTCATCATGTTGGTAAAAGATACCAGCAAATAGACCAGTGATCCTAGAGCCGTCAGCTTTTTTACTAAACGCTATAGCTCTGTCTTGGACATGACCCATAATACAACTCATATGCTTCTTCTGCAATAGCAGACTAGGGTTGCTTACTGGTCTACCCATAACACCAGAAGTAAAGTAATGGCTATAAGCTATACCATTGATGACAGCTACATCAAGAAAGTTATGTACTTCCCAGTTATACTTCTTTAAGTTAAAGTCGTTGTAACCGATCAGTCCTTCTAACTTTCTATCTGACTCAATAGCTCTCTCAATACGTTGCTCATGATTACCAATTAAGAAAACCTTCTTAGGCTTCCATACTTTCTTCTTGTTATCTCTCTGCCTCCTCTGCTCACTTATTATTGGTTTCATAAATGTATCCATAGCTTTGTTACCTGCCTGGATATCATCATTGTAAGTCCTACCTTCAAAAGACTTCTTACCTATGTCGTATACACTAAGACTAGGCATATCCCAGTGATCGCCCAGATGGACAATAACATCAGGCTTAGTCTTAGCAGCATACTTACCAGCCCATTCTAAATGCTCAAATGAATGACCTGGTTTACACTGTGTATCAGGAATTATCAAATGTCTCATTGGTTCCTTTCAGTAATTTAACATAATACTCAGCATCGATAACAGCAAGAGGTTTAGAATGATTCTGCTTAATAATAACCACAGGCTCTCTACCTTCAGGGCAATTATCAGCAGCTTGAGAATAAAAAGCATAAACAGCTATAGACTCTCTTGATTTACATTCAATAGATATACCTAACTGATCTCCTACTTCTTGAGAGAACAGTATGTCCTCTCCACCGGCTCCCATACTTGTAGATCTTACATCGGACCTGGAAAACGAGAATTGCTCAATGAGCCGATCTCTAAACCATTGCTGGAGCTTTCTACCTTTTGCTTTTGCGCTTTGGGTTTTAATGGCTTTCTCCTTAAATCTAAAAATTTATCTAGTCTTACTTTCTTAATACTTTTAATCCACTGTTTAGGTATGTGTATCCTAGAGTTAGACTGATCGTAAGAGATTGCAGCAGCAAGACAAATAGCATCCTTTGTCTCGTCAACAATAAACCCAATACTTAGAACAGGATGGACATCAGCTTTAGAGTTATCCTCCCATCCTGCATCAGCAACAGCATCAACCCATTGGACATAACCTATCGTGAAGTGTTTGGCGGTTTCCATAATTGCTTCTCTTTTCTTCTTATCCATAAGAGCCTTCCACGTTCAGTTAGTTTATCAATGTCATGATCGTACTTCTCACTCACAGCTTTGAAAAGACTTTTCTCAGTTGTGCAGTTCTCCAGAATCTTATTAGCTTTGACTGGACCAATACCTTTAATCCCAGGTATGTTGTCAACTCGATCACCAGTAAGAATCTGAATGTAGAAATTCTTTATAGCCTCCTTCTCAGTAACGTAATACAAATCTTCTTTAACGAAGTTATAATGCCAACCTCTAATCATATCTAAGTCTTTATCTATGGTCATGATACAACTGGAATCCTCTGGTAGATCATACGCTTTGATTCCCATTGCATCGTCAGCCTCCTGACCATCTATAACTGTAAAGCCCCATTTTGAAACAAGGTACTCACGCAGAGAATCGTAGTGAACTGGTTTTCTAGCATCCTTACGATTCCCTTTGTAAGTCTGTTCAGTAGCAATTTCTGATCTATAGTTATTCTTCCCTGTTAGATATCCTTCATAAGTTTCTATACCTTCTAACCTAATCAATCTATCTACAAAATTACCCATACGAGAAATAGCAAACTTTTCCTCATCTGGCTCGTTAGTAGAGAAGCCTACCCTATAGACCAGAATATCTCCGTCAATGAGTGCAGTTGCATTGTTCATTGACTTAGACAATTTAGAGTGGATCGTCCATACTTACTTCACCACCCTCTTGATACTCCTTTAGATCAGTAATAACCAACTTACCAACCCCAGTTCCCACACCAGTGCTTCCTTCCCATTTCCATTCATAGGGTTTTATGGTAGCAATAGCTTTAGAGCCGTTCTCTATTTTACAGTTGACTGGAGTTCCATCCTCAAGCTCTGCTTTGATTGGGAACTTCTTGGACTTGACTGTAACATAGCAACCCTTGTCAGGCTTATCATCTCTGACTGTTACCCCCATACCCTTCAAAGTGCTCACAGCTTTGGTAGATAGTTTACATAAGTCTACCTGATACTTGTGACTTCTTGGGTTAGGTGTATCGAGAAAAGCCCACATAAGTTCTGCATTTACTACAACTGGTTTTATATTAGTCATATATTTCCTTTTAGTGTGTTGATGCCCAATTAGTACCTATTTTATACTCGCCATCAAGGGGACACCGTAGCTTGAGAGCAAGTCCTGCTTCCTGAATTGCCTGTACGCCTAACTGACCTACAGATTCAGAGAACTCTTTTGTCGTTTCTATCTGCCATTCATCATGAACATTAGCTACAAACGAGCCGTGTATTCTATCACATTTTAACTTCTCTGTCAATAGAACTAAGGCTTTTTTCATAACTATTGCACCAGCTCCTTGAAGTAAAGTATTGAGTGCAGCATGTTTAGACCTAACAATTAAACGTCTACCATCCAGACCAGGTAGCCAACCTTGAGCAGAAATACGATCTACTTTGCTTCTTAGATTTTTTAAAGATGGTGTGTTAGCAAGAAAGCTATCAATTAACTTCTTACCTTCTTTCTCACCACCTCCAACTATCTTACCTATCTTGGATGGACCAGCCCCATACAAGAAAGCATATATAAAAGTTTTAGCCTGATCTCTGTTGGTTAGACCAGCAGCTTTCATATTGGCTGTGTGAATATCACCACTCAATATCTCTTTGGTGTACTCATCATCTCGCATGAAATGCGCTAACATTCTCAATTCTAACCCAGAAGCATCCACCCCACATAGTACATTACCGTCCTCTACCGTCCACACAGATCTACACTCTTTACCGTAAGGACTAGACACACTAGGTACTTGTGCCATGTTAGGTTTACTATGGGTCATTCTTCCCGTAATTGCTCCATTGGTGATGACTGAACCGTGAACCCGTGAGGAGTTATCCGCATAGTCAATCCATTTTTCAGCTTGAGTAATCCGTTTTTGTAAGAGTAAGTATTCCTCGAATAACCTAGCTTCAGGTCTGTCAATAGTTGCCAGTACGCTCTCATCAATTATCACCGTTCCTTTATCTGTGTATTTATTAGGCTTCCAACCAAGAGCCATAAGTCGTTCTGATATTTGCTTACGGCTACCTGGATTGAAAACTTCAATTTTATCTTTAAGACGTTTACCTGTCTTTTCACTAACACGCTCAGTTACAATAGGTCTGAAAACTTCTTGTAATCCTTCCTCAATTTCTGCCAGTCTTTTCCTCCAGCTAACAAGAAGGGTAAGCGTCTCTTTAACATCGAGCTTGAAACCATTTTCTTCTTGCTGTCGAACACAGACAGCAGCCTTGTGCTCAAGATCAACTGACTCACCCCAATCCAGTAAACTTTCAGTAAGACGCTCGTATAATCTTGCAGTGACTTCCACATCTTGTATACAGTATTTAACCATCTCATCTGAAAGCCCTCCATCGAAGTCGTTGAACTCGTCTTTGTGGTTTCCTAACTTTAGCCCCCATGCTTTTAGCGAGTGTCCTCCTTCGACTACTGGGTTTAGTAGCCTTGACATTACTAATGTATCTTGCAACTGGTTTGAGTCTATAATCAAGTTCCAATGCTTCTTTAATACTGGTGCATCGAACCCGATGATGTTGTGACCAATCAAGATATCTGTGGGTTTTAGATACTCTTGTAACTCGCTTGCTTCCGTCCATACGTTTACCTCCTGGTTAGTTAAATCTTTAGTTACAGCACACCAAATCTGACTAGCTGTGCTATCGGTTTCAACGTCAATAATTATTTTTCTCATAAAGCGTTATCCTCCTCTTCATCTAAACGCTGGACCATTCTACCATACTTTAGATCATAAAGCAAGCGTCCAGCAGGACCAACTTGACCAGAGTAACGATTCTTTAATACTCTAACCGTTGTAGTGTTTCGCTCGATAGGATCAGGATCTTGACTAGAACGCTCTAAACCGATTACAACATCCGATAATTGAGCGATAGATCCAGAACCTCTAAGAGCAGAGATAGATACTTGAGCACCGTCCTCAAAACCCTTACCATCAGGACGTTTCAAGTGACTGACCAAGAAAAGACAAATACCTGTTTCCTGAGTTAACATTCGCAGTTTTGTCATAATCTCGTCAATAGCTTTTCGTTCATCGTTGTTAGATTGCGCTGAAACCAGTATGGATACGTGATCAAGACAGATGTACTTGCAATTAAGAGCTCTGGCAAAAAAACGAACGTTATTAATAATAGAATCAATGTCATTAGATCCAAAATGATCGTAGAAATAAATCCTATCGTCTTTAAGCATAGTGCTGTAAGCAGTTTCAAGTTCCTCCTGAGTAACCTCAGTTCCTGGTATGTGAATGGGTTTGTTTAGTTCAAGTGACATCAAGGATCTTGCAGTTCTATCTGTGCTTTCCTCAAGAAACATGATACCAATATTGTCAGTAGTTTGGTTGAAGATACTGTAGATCAGTTCTCTTACAAACTGTGACTTGCCTAATCCAGACCCAGCAGTAATGGTAACTAACTCAGTATCTCTTATACCTAAGGTTAGGTCATCTAACTTGGAGAACGGATAACGTACTTTAGATTCTTCTGGAAGAGTAAGTACCTGTTCTTTCAGAGATGAACCACTGACAATACCTGCTGGAACATAACGCTCTGCTGCCCACCAGCAATCCATAAACAAACGACCATCGTTGTTAGCAAGATAATCACAAGCATCTTTGTAATCGTTGTTAGGTCTAAATACCTTAACTTTAGATCCTAAGACTTGAGTGATAGCTTCTGTTGCTGCCCTGCCCTGGTCATCATTATCCATAAAGACAACTATGTTCTCAAAGCTATCTAACCACTTGTAGTGTGATCTAACATCTGTTGCTGCTGAAGCTGCTCCATTTCTAATTGACAACACTGGAAATTTAGAGCCCAGCATCATATAGGCAGCAAGACAGTCAAATTCGCCTTCACAAACAGTTACATATTTACCACCCTTGTTAAATAAATTCTGACCAAACATCTGCGCTTCTTTCCAATTGCCTGTCGTACTAAACTTCTTATCGTGGATACTGCGTTTCTTGTATGCCACAACTTTGCCATTTTTGTCAGCGTAAGGAAACCAGTAGTTGTTACCGTCAATCTTAACGCCGAAATGTTCCATCGTAGCTCTGGTAATACCTCTTTCAGATACAGACTGAAACACTGCATCATCGTTAGGATGCTGCAGAGGCTTACCACCAACATCTTTTATATTACTGGATACTAACGTCATGTTTCTCCTTTGAGTTGAGTGAGTAGCTCCTGAGTCATTCCTATGAACAGAATCACAAGCATAACACTTGGTTCCCCAGTCATAAGCAGTCAAAGCGTCTGAGCTGCCACAGTCTGGACATGGTTGATGTGATTTTATTTGAATACCCATTGACAAATCCTT